TAATTTCAGGAAAATATTTTAAAAGAGTATCTTCTCCCATTCCTTCAATGCCATCAATATTATCAGAGATATCACCACATATTATTTTAAGCATTAACGCATTTGAATAATGGTGATTAAAATACATCATATAATTTGCCTTATTTACTGGTTGATCGATATTTGGAAATAATATTGTAATATTTAAATCTAGTAATTGTGCAAAATCCCTATCACTTGAATAGATAAATAATTCTTCAAGATTATTATATTTTAAACAATAAGCAGCAATAAGATCGTCAGCCTCTGTTTCCAATATTTCAACCTGTCTTATGAAGATTTCTTCAAGATAAGCCTTAATTCTTGTTCTTTGGAAAAGAATTGAGTCTTTTTTTTCTTTTTCAATTTTTATTTCACGATCAGTTAATTCAATTTTATTGTGCCAAGATTTTGAAATTCTATTGGCTTTATATTGATTATCAATATTATATCGAGCCTTTCCCCCAAATTCACCGTCCCACATAATAACGACCTTTGTTATCATGTGTTCTTTAATTAACTTACGAAGTGTTGTTAAAAATTGGTATAATCCACCAATATGTATTCCCTTACTATTATAAACATCTTTTGCTCCGTGAAATGAACGCTGAAGCAAATATGAGCCATCTACAAGTAATGTTCTTATTTTCATTTTCTGATTATTTTTCTTGTTGAACCTAATCCGCCTCCTTTAAGTTTATTTAATAATAACCATCCGCCTTTTTTATATTTTTCAATATAAAAATCTTCTAAATTTTGTGCAACTTTAACAGGCAAATAATCTGTTAATTTTATTAAGGTTGGAGTTAAATTAGTCTCAGACATATGTTTAGCCACAGAAGTGAGTTTAATTTCATTTAAACTTAAATGTTTTGCATTTCTTTTTTTCATATTAAATGTTAAACCAACATATGCGTAATTATCTAAAAATTCATATACATATATTAATCTATTATACTTATCACCTAAAATTATCATATGATTGCAATGTCTTTTGTTCCAACCATTTTTTTGGGCAATATTATATGCTTTTTGTGAATGTATTATATAATCTGTTTTATATTGATATTTTAATGCTTCTGCTTTACACATTTCTTCAGTCCAATAACTAATAGGTTTTTTTAATAAAGACATATGTTTCGAAATTTCATCAATCCATTTATTATTACATGAAATTGTATATGCCTGACGACAATTTTCTTTAAACTCCTTTTTAGTTTTATATTTTAACGCTTCTGCCTGACATTTTTCTTTCGTCCAATAATCACTTAAAAGTGCTTCTCTATGCATATGTACACATATGTCATTTAACCATCCATTGGTATGCGCCACTGAATAAGCCGATTTTGAATTTTTTTGAAATTCTCTTCTGGCATTATATTTTAATGCTTCTTCATGACACTTTTTTTTTGTCCAATAACCATTAGGTAATTGTTTATATATCATGTGTTGACATATCTCATCATGCCAACCCTTTCTTACTGATATTGAATAACACGCACTTGATTTATTTTTAAAATCAGTTCTACTATCATATTTTAACGCTTCTTCAATACAGCGTTCTTTTGTCCAATATTTATTTGCTTTTCTCATATTTAAAAATTGGCGGGTGACTTATTGTCACTTACCAAAGATTTTCATTATTCAATTTCTGGTAATTCTGGACTTCTTTCAATTATTTCATCTTCAAATGAATCTGTTTCTCCATCACCTGAAACTTTTTTGAATTTATTAGTAATATCTTCTGCATTAGTGTCTTCGCCAAATATATTACGAAAATATAATATATTTTTTTTCTTATATTCATCAAGGTCATCAGGAAATACGAATCCGTGCGGGGTTGATATAATCTTACCTTCCATTGATATACCACCAAGTGGACCATTAATGTGATTCTTCGCAACATTTACTTTTGTTTCAATACCATAAGCAACATCACGTTTTTTGCTGGTTGCAATAACTCTTTGAGTACCATGAGTTAAAATGCCACCAAAATGATATATTAATCTTGCACCAAAGAAAAACGTTTCGCCATGTTTGTGTTTAATCACTTTATTCATCGAATCATACCATATTTTCTGAACAGCTATAAGTGTATTTGTATATGGTTTATTAACTTTTCTACTGTTTGGAATAATATTATTTAATAAATTCATAAATGACTTTTCGCTGGACCCTGCGTTCCACATATTATTGTCCGTACCATTTTTCTCTTCTGCATTAATAGTTTTAATACAATTTAATGTACCAATAGAATCAATTGCAAATAATAAATCAAATGGAAGATCGCCAGCATCTTGCTGATCAAGGAAAAAATAAATACATTTTGCCATATCTTCAATTGCTGCTTCATTTCTTTTTGGGTCTTGTTTTCTGCCAAAATTTTCAAGAAGATATTCATTGTCAACAATAATATAATTACCACTCCAATCAAATCCCATAGTTTCTAATCTACTAATACCTAAATTGTTTTCAGTATCAATAATAATTGGAAAAATGCCCATTTTTTGTGCACTTACAATTGCTTCACACAATGCTGTTGATTTACCAGTATTTGTATAACCACGTGGTACTGAAACATATCCTTTAGGAAATCCGGGTAATCCTGTAGCTTTTTCCATTGAAGGATTCAGTTTTATCCATTCTAACGGTTTGTCTGGAATATCTTCTGCACCAATTTTTTTCTTATAATTATCTAACGAGAAATTCTTTTTAGGTATTGGTTTGCGTACCTTGTCATTTGAAGGTACTTCTTCTGCTACTTTTGTCATAATATTTTATTTTTTTAAATAAGATAATAAAGGGGAAATTTTCATTTTTCCCCTTTATTATAAAAAATTATTTTTGAAACTAACTGACTATCAATTACATCAGAATGGCAAATCGTCATACTCATTACCTGATTTCCCCTGATCTTCTTCATCAATTACCTGTAAATCCGCATTTTCATTTGAAAGTGTGATTGATGTTTCTACATTAGAAATGGGTGTATTAACAGGAGTTATACTGATAGGAACATATGAATATTCTTCATCAACCACATCAGAAGCATATTCGATTTTTTCATCATTATCAGCATCAAGATTTTGTGTACGAGTATTTGCACGTTCTTCTAATTCTGGATTGTTTGGAAATACCCAATGCTTCTTGTTTGAATCACTATCATCCCAATAAGGGTCAATTCCAACACTTACCATTTGGAGATATTCAAATGGCGTAATATTTGGTGCTTTTCTTGGTTGAAATACTTCTCTCCAAGTAATATCTTCAGTAACCCATTTTTCTATAACCAATGGGTCAGTATGAAGTGGAGATTTCCCACGAGAACTAATTCTTAAAACTGTTCTGTATTCTTGAGCACCTACTTTAGTATAACCCATAGTAATATATAATGTAGCTCCATTATTTACATCAGTAAAACTAACCTGATGTAGTGAATTAAATTCATTTAAAGCCGGAAGAAGTTTTTCAAGAGTACCATCACCTTTAAAACTGTGTTTAAATCTCCAGAATTTAATATCATCTTTAGTATTACCCATATCAATTCCACGAACAATATAGAATTTTTTTGCTGCCCAATTATTTGCTTCTATAAAAATTGCTTTATTTTTTTCGTTAATTTTTTTCTGTTCATCAGTCATATTTTCTTTTTTGATGAATTTTATTGAAGGATCTTGTGTTTCAAGTAATTTTGCTGATTTTTCACATAACGGACATGGAGCTGGAATCATTACTGGAAGATTTTTTTCATCCAATACAACCTGACCATTTTTATCTGTCTTTTTTACCCTTGGGTCATTGTGAGTGGGACAATAAATTTTTGAAAATTTTTTCTTTCCACCAGCAATATTAGTTTGAATAACATGAAAAAACGCAACTTCAATAGTTTTCCTGCCTGATTTTGGGGGTAAAATTCTAAAGGATTCACTATCCTTACGTGGAGTAAAATACTTTGCTAAGATTTCTTCACTTGTTCTACGTTTAGCTTTTGTGTTTTTGGTTTTTATATCAACCAATTCTTTGTTAGATTTTGACAACTCACTACCTTGAGTGTTTGCCACATTTTCATTTTGATTTTCCATTTTTAATAAATTTACATTTAAAGTTATTTTTCAATTATAAAATTGTTTACAAATATAATTCACATTTATTATAAATACAAGGATTTTTAAAAATAAACTGAAATTTTCTTAACAAACAGTACTTAATTTTCCATCAGAAACAACAGTAAATGAAAGTGTTTGTTTATTTTCATAGTAGTCACCATTTTTCATTCTAAGTTGCAAGAAATAGTCTTGGGGTATCAACCATGATGTGTCAAGATTGAACTCATATCCTGTATTTGTTCTGTTCACTGAAGTAAATGGTATTAAATCAAGTTCATATTTTTTTCCTACTGTTGTAAATAACCTGTATTCAATATCCAAAGGTAAGAAATTATTTTGATTTGCATAGAGTTCTTTGATAGTTAATTTAATTTTTTTTGTTACACCTGCTCTAATGTTCTCTTTTTCACCAATTCCCCAGAAATAAAAGAAGTAATTTTCAAAATTAATTTGGTTTGATTGATCAAAGGTATAGAATTTATGCTGAGATATTAAATAAAATTCACCTTCATGTATAA